ACTACTGGCGATGGCATTAAAGACCAAATGGGTAACAAGATTACCCGTGATGAACTGGCAGAACTAAAAGAAGCTTTAGAGTACGAGCAATCACAGCGTAAAATTAAATACGTTGAGTATGCGTTAATGTCCGGTGATAAGTTTTTAATCAAGCCTACTCGCACGCCATTCAAGTCTATCCCTATTATTCCTCAATACGGCTATCACACTGTTATTAATGGTATTGAGTACTACTGCGGTGAAGTATGCCGCCAGCGTGACAATCAACGCTTTGAAAACATGGGCTTTGGTGGGCTAATGGAGATCATGGCGCAGAATCAGAAGGAAATCCCAGAATATACGCCAGAGCAGATTAATCGTCATGCATCATTCCACGCTAATAAAGACTTGGATAATCCTGCGTTCTTATTGTCCGATGCTGTAAAAGATGCCAATGGAAACCCTATACATTTCGGGCCTATTGGTATACATAAGCCTCCTCAAATTGGCTCAGGCTTAGCGAGTGCATTGCAATACCTTGGCCAAAACACAGCAGAGCAAGCTGGAACTGGTCAAAGTACATTACCAAGTAATACTGCAGCAGCGGCTATTCAGCAGGTTAATGAGCGTCAAGATGATGCTTTTCAGCCACTATTTCAGAATGCAGTTCAAACAATCAAAGCAGCTTGTAAGGTATGGTTGCCAGCGGCTCAGAAAATATACTTTTCAGGTTCTCGCTCTATTCGTATTCAAGGCCCTGATCAATCATACAGTCAAGTTAAAACATTGGAGTACGCATTAACACCAGAAGGCTACGGACCATATAAGAATACAGCCCGTGGTAAGTATGACGTAACTGTTAAAGTTGGCGAGTCTCACAAGTCAGTGAAAGAGGCAGAAGCAGCGGCGGCGCGTGAATTACTTCAATACACCGATACCGCAACCCCAATGGGGCAGGCTGTCTTAATGTCAGCCATTCAAGCCACTACAGGTGAGGGCATGGCATCGGTTCGCAAGATGGCGCGCTTTAATGAAATCAAGGTGATGTTAATGGAAGGCATTGACCCTGATATCAAAAACGATGAAGAGCAGGCCTTTGCACAGCGTACCATTCAGCAAATGCAAGCAGCTCAACAGAATCAGCAAAACCCACAAGTTATGCTGGCTCAGGCAGAAGCTCAAGCACGAATGATGGAAGGCCAAGCGGCCATTCAAAATGAAGTGAATGACGCTAAGAAGAATGAGATAGAAGTGGCCAAACTACAACTTAAAGACAAAGAGCTGAATATTAAAGCTGTCGAGGCAGGTGTTGATATTGAAAACACCCAAGCCAAGACACAAGGCGAGTATTTAGATCAAAACATTAAGTTAGCTAAAGAGATAACGGGGCGTTAAGCCCCTTTACTAAAGAAATTATCCACCAGCTCTTTTTCAGCTTGATCAATTTCGACCATAATATTTCTATCAATCTTCTCAAACATAGCCTTAACTTCTTTGCGGTGAGTATCCTTTATGTCATCTTTTTGTGGTTTGTACCATCCATCAATATCATGACGGTTGCTCTCAATATGTACATTCTTGCAATTATCGCAGACCCATACATTGATCAATGTATCGCCATGCTCATCATATATAGCGTAGTCAATTTTATTTGATTCACTAACATTACTTAAGATATTCCCGCAGTTGCACTTTAGTTTGCTCATTTCCCACCCCTCTTTAAATTAACCATCCAGGCATAATTAACCAAAACAATTAAATCATTGGCAAAAACTACCAACTTTTGCTAGTGCTTGTAAGTTTTTGCTAATCATATAAAATACATGAATGGGAATCGCTAGGCCCATAAATCTAGCGTTATACGTTAGCCATATGAGCGGAGAAATACTATATGGATTCTGGAAATATGTCGGAAGTAGAAATTGAAGGCGTTCAACCTGATGAAGTTGTGGTGACTGAATCAGAGGAATTGGAAGCAACCGAGGCAACACCACAGGCCGAGGAAGTGGAAAGTACAGAGCAGCCAGCGGTTTATATTGAAGATGAAGGCGACCAGCAAGAAGAGCCTAAAAGCGGGGGAATGACCCATAAACAAGCTAAAGCAGCTTTACGAGACGAGCGCGAAAAGCGTAAACGCAAGAACGCTGAATTAGATGAAGCCAAGCGAAAGCAGGCTGAACTAGAAGAGCGTTTAGAGCGTGCAGAGCGATTAGCTTTCGAGGCTAAAGTAGGAAGTGAACCAAAGCTAGAAGATTATGATTACATGGCGGACTATCTCGAAGCCCGCAAGGATTATGATCAGAAGCGTGAAGGTTTAACTCCACCAAAGCCAGAAGAGCCAAAAGCAAAAGTAATAGAACTTAGTGATGATCAAGAAGATCATGCCGATTTTTCACGGTTGGAAATGCGAAAGCACCTGCCAGACTATGATGAAGCGGAAAAGGCAGTTGATAACTGGATTGCTACCACCTATCCCAATATGAGCGGGATTAAGGAAGGTATCATTGCACTATCACACGCCCATGATATTGATTACGCCAAGGCTATTTATGCGATTAATAAAATCCCTGCATTGAAAGAAGAGCTTGCAAAGGCTCCAAATCAAATGGCTATCGTGGCTGGACTTAAAAAAGCAGCAAGCAAGGTTAAGGTGCGTCAACCTGCAAAAATTGATTCTAAACCAGAACCCAGTCTTAGCAGCACTGGTTCTATTAACGCAGCAAGCAAGGCGCTTGAAAAAGCCCGTGAAGCTTATGCAAAAGACCCAAGTGTAGCCAACTTTAAAAAGGTCGGCGAAGCTAAGAAAAAAGTAGCTCAATCCTAAAAGGAAACTAAAAAATGGCTAATTCATTTTCCAAGGATAAGATGGCGACCCTGTTTGAAGAAACAGCGGATACTACGTCACTTAACCTGACACTGTCTAAGAATTTAGACACTTACGATATGTCGGATATTGCCGACAAAGGTCGCACAACTGATTCCGATGGCTCAGGTGCTGATATTGAGTGGATTCCTCAAGAATACCGATTTAATGTTCAAGACGGCATTGAATCAACTTCTGGTGACTTCCAAGATCTTATTGACCGCAATATTCCGGTTCGCCGCAATAAAGCCAAACGCATCCTTACTCAAATCAAAACTAAAGATTTGCGTGACCCTATGCGCCTAGAGCGTGCCAAGAAAGGCATGGCTAAAGATATTGCAAATGCGGTTGATGTTGTTGCTTATGACACAATGCGTGATCGTGCAAACATGACCGTGGCATTAACTGGCGACTTTGATTACGACGACGCAATCTTGGCAGAAAGCATGATGCTTAATAACGGCTTAGGTCGTTACGATAAAGAGCTATGCTTATCTATCCCTCACTATAATAAAGTAGCCCAGTCTCTTCAAACTGCTAGCCGTGAAGTTGCAGTGCGTGATGCATTAGAGCGCGCCCGTGTTCCGAACCTGTCAACCTTTAGTACTATGCGAGCCGAATACACCAGCAAGCTTGAAGGTAATACCTCGACTGGTCTATCGGTAAATGGCGCTCAATCTCACACTGTTAGCACTTATGATGCTTCTGGTGACTTCTATCTCGATAACCGTCAAATGACCTTGTTAGTGACTGGCTCAACGCCAACCACTATGCCAGTGGGCACTAAGTTCACCATCGCTGATGTCTATGAAGTGAACCCAGAAAGCCGTACAGAGAATGATAGCCTTCGTACTTTCACTGTAGTTGCCACTGGTACTGGTTCTGTTGTTATCTCCCCTGCAATTGTTGCAACTGGTGCCTATCAGAACTGTAGTGCTGCGGCTGGTGATACTAAAGCAATCACTATCTTGAATGTTGCGGACAACGCTGCATCGTTGTTCTACACCCCTGAATCTACTTTCTTAGTTCCGGGATATTTGCCAGTTGCTCAGAATGCTGGCGGTGTTGAAACCTTTGATGGCGTGACTGATAACGGCCTGCCAATGCGTATGACGTTCTGGTGGGATCCGCACAATGAAGCGCTTAACATTAAAACTCTTATTTTCTTTGACGTTGCAGTTGTTCATCCTGAGCAGGTCGGCGTTATCTTAGATAAGCAGGTTTAATCTAGGCGGCGGGTGTAAAAGCCCGCCTTTTTTTTGTTTAAGGGGTAAATTAATGAAACACGTTTTTAAAGCTGGCGGCGCATGGAAAGACCAAGATGGTTTTGAATACACTGTAAAATGTGTAAGCGGTGATCAGTACAATAAATTGCTTTCTAGTGGCTATCACAAGACATTAGAGTTAGCAAAAACCACTATCTCAGTTATTGATAATCATGATACTGGTGAGCAAATGGACTCAGTTGAGCGTAACGCTCGTGACCGAATTAATGAGCTAGGCGGTACTATTGGCGGTCGTGCCAAATTAGAAACGGTACTTGCTAAACTTGCTGAGCTCGAAGCGGCGGCACAAGAGGCAGAATAATGACAACTAAAGGCACGCTAGCAGAACGGGCGTTGGATAGCCTAGGTATCGGCGGCAACTACGAATCAGACATGATTGTACGCGCTATCGAGAATCTAGATGACATGATGCTATCTTGGGAGAATGACGGTGTTTTACTGGGTTATATCACCACTGAAACAACCGCTAACCCTAATGATGAATCAGGCATTGCTAGCCAGAATAAACAGGCAGTTATTTTAAACCTTGCCTGCCAGCTCGCACCTGTTTTGCGCCTGCCTTTAGATCAGCGCTTAGTTAGTCTAGCTAGTGCAGCATATAAAAACCTAATTCCAATCGCGCCGCCATCGGTAGCCGCTAATCCTTACATGCCATTAGGGCAGGGGAATACTTACGGCTATGGAAATATTGGCAACTATCCAGAATTCCAGCAACAAGATGACGAAAACCTAACCACAGAACAATCGGTTGATCTATTGGTTGACCCATAGGTGATATATGACAAACGGCATTAAGCTAACAGGGTTAACCCAGCAAGATACAATAGATGATACGGCTTTAGTCTTAATTACAAATAAAGATAAAGTTAGCCGCTCAATTAGCTTTCTTAATTTAAAGAAAGGCATTACTAAAGGCGGTGTATCTGCACAAAAAAACCTAGACCCATCTCAAAGTGTCGGGTTGATTGATATCCAGAACGACAATATCGGGCTGGCTACTGTATCCGGTGGCAATCTAACGCTTGATATATCAAAACTACCTACTAATGTCCCTATTAATTCAGTTCGCTACGTTCGCAACGTCTCAGACCTTACAGGCGCATTGGATAGCAATGTGCTTTATATTGTCGACGGTATTATTGATATGGGGTCTACATCTATCGAAGTCCCTGCTGGTGGTTTAAATATCACAGGCTTTAACCCCAATGTATCCGGTTTGTTTACTTCTACTGCCAGCGCTACGCTATTCACCAGCCCTGTAGGTGGTAGTGGGGACTTATTCCTAGAAAACCTTTTAATACAAGCCAGTGGTACTAGCGCGAAAGTTTACGATATTAAAGATTCAAACTTTAGCCACGCGGTGGAGGTCCTATCTTGTATTTACAATGACTGCACAAGCCTAGGCAATATAGAGGATTACAGGCAGGGATTAGAAGACAACACGGCACGATTTGGCGGCACACCCGAGCTAACATTAGTTGGCAGTTGGTTAGGTGGTTTTCGTGCAACTACGACAATTGTGCGAGGCCTAGACGCAGGTATGAGTGGCTCTTTATTCAAAGCTGGCGCAGGGTTTACAATGGCCAGCCGATTCTTAACGGATATAAATGCAGACCTTCCAGCTAGTTGCTCATTGGCTGATTTTTCCCCGTCTAACTTTACACTACCCTCCACTATTCAAATTCAAGGCGCGATTGTAACAGGTGCTGCCAATGTAGGCCCAACCCCAAACCTCACCGCAGGTGAATTAGAGTGTGATTGGCGAAATAATATAGGCGTAGATAGCACCTATGTAGGTGGTAGCACTAAAGTAACGACCGCAGTCCTAACCCCTGTTGCTGCAATCAACACCTATTATGATGTACTTGGAACGTTTACGGCTTCCGAGCTTCAACACTTTGATGCACCAGTAAGCGGGCAGCTTAGACACTTAGGTGCAAACCCAGTTAACTATAAGATTAACTTATTTTTTACCGTGGCTGGATCTGCTAACAATCTAATCAGCTTAAAAGTAGTAAAATGGGATGACTCTGCATCAGGCTTTGTTGATGTAGTAGCTCAGCAAAAACCAGTGCTAAACCTAACAGGCGGTACAGACGTTGCGTTCTTTAATATCATTAAGAGCGTTCAATTAGATCAAAATGATTACATTAAAATCCAAGTGGCGAATAATTCAGGCACGGCAGATGTAACAGTTCAGCTTGAATCATTCTATGAAATAACAGAGAGGTGATACTATGGCTAGCTACTCAATACCCATTCAGGACGGGACTTATGACACAGAATCAGGTGATGTAAGTCAAATAGGCCAGTTAAATACTGGCTTTGGTCATCAAATGTCGATTAAGTTAGCTAGCGGATCATCTATATCAGCAGGAAGTTTGCAGATATTCTGCAAGGGTAAAGGCTCAGATGCTTATGAAGAAATACCAGACTCACCAATTGATCTAACAGCAATTGTTACACCTATGTTTGAATTCAATACTTCTGATTATAGGTTTGTTGTTAGCGGCTCAGTCGGTAGCGGAAGAATACTTATAACTGACTTGGAGGTTTCTTAATATGTCAGGGCCTAGACCGATACGACCAACATCAGGCGGCGGCGCTGGATTAACCCCTGCACAGGAAGGTAATCTAAATGCCAATACGGCTGCAAGGCATACTCATGCCAACAAGGCCACGCTAGATGCAACAGAAGAAGCTTTCACTACCGCAATACTAAATGACCTTAACCAAAAGGTTGATTCTGATGGGGCAAAGCAGCTTTCAACTGAGGACTACACGACCGCAGAAAAAAACAAGCTTGGAAACATAACAGACAGCTTTAAAGGTTTCTTTGCTGATTCAACCGCTAGGGATGCAGTCGTAACAACACCTGCAAGCGGCTTTTATGTCATTCAGGATGATACAGACAGTGTTTGGTTTTACGATGGTGCGGTGTGGGTCAATACTGGCAATATATCAACTGGCGATATGTTAAAGGCTGTGTATGACCCGACAAGTGTTAGTGGTGATGCTTTCTCTATGGGAAGCATGGTCGAGACAGTATCGGCCAAGGTCTTCACCAGTACAGAAAGAGCTAAACTTTCTTCTTTAATTCAAATAGATCAACCAACGATTGATAGGATACCAGCTCAAGAGGTGGTGATTGGTACTGGGGCGACAGAGATTCCCGCCAATGATAACCTAAGCTCAGCAGTATGTGGTACAGCTTCGTTTTCAGGAGATGTTTATACATTTACACCAGTGGGCACAGGTTTTAGACCGTTGCAGGCTGGTATGTACTTGAGTTTCAAACTTCCTAGCGGATCTGCAAACACTACAGCTACGCCGGATATTGACTATAATGGCTCGGCTTATGTCATCAAATGGATTAATGGAAGCGCCTTGGCAGCTGACGACCTAGACGAAACCTACAACAAGCAGCCTATCCTGTTTTACTTTGACGGCACGGATATGCTGATTGCTAGTGATATTAGTGGGAGTAATGCAAATGGCGGATGGGTAAAGCAAACCGATGGAGTGCTGCGATGCTTTAAACAAAGTGCCGCCAGCTATGCTACGAGTTCAGCGCAAGGAGCTGGTTTTGTAAATAATGGTGAGACATTCACTTTTCCTAAAACTTATACAGCCACGCCTGTGTTGTCCCCAACTTTAAAAAATGGTTCAGGTTCCTCTGCTTCTGGTGCGTATGTTTTTGGATTGTCTACAACAGGTGTAACTATTGGCGGAAGCGGCTTTGTAAATACACTTACATTTTCTCCGGGCTATAACGCAACTGGCCGGTGGTACGAATGATAACCGTACTCCGCATTCTAGAATTGACAGCCATCGCGCTGTTTGTTCTGTTTTTAGCTTTAATTTTGAGCAAACATAAACAGGTGTTATGATATGCAAAACAATCATAAGTTTGAATTATGCAAGAACTACCATTAAACGGTTTTTATAGTAGCGAGAGCCGCAAATTAACAGATAGGCGCTGTATCAATTGGGTACCTACTCTTTCTGATAATGGATCGCTATCAGCTTTCTCTCTTATGCCAAGCTCTGGTATTGAATACTTAGATAATGTCGGGCTTGTATGGAGTTCAGAGTATGGGGATGGCAAGATTACTGGTCAAGTAGGCGCGTTTGATGGCTTTAACTCGCTAACGCAATTCCATGTTGGCCGTAGGATTATTGGCTATAATGGTGTACTAGGTACAACTAAATTACTCCCAGCTACGCCAATTGTAGGCGGTGGAACAATAACATCATCAAGCGCGTATTCTCGCTTTGCTTCTAATGGTACAGATTTAGTCTCAGTAGCGCCAAGCTCATACAATTCAAATCAGGATAGGGTTTATAAATATGATGACTCATTAACCCCTACTGCTGTAGATGTTGCAACAGCTTTGAATACCAATACTGCAAATATTGTAGATTTAGCTTATCTAGGCGCTCGCTTCCTTTATTTGTGCGCCCAAAAATCATCAAACCCAGCATTTAACTTTAATCGAGTTCACTATTCAGGATTGGGTGGTATAGCCCCGAATACATTGGACTTCTTCACACCTCAAGGCAATGACGAGCAACTAAAGGGATTAGAGGTTCTTAATGATCACCTATACTTATTTGCTGAAACTCAAACCTTTATCTATCGAGTAACGGAAAGCACTGATATTCCATATCAAGAAGTTGGCACGATGGAATACGGCCTAGATGGCACTGCAAGCGCTCCACAAGCTAAATGTAAGTATAAAGGTACGATTGCCTTTTATGGTCGCCAAAAGAACGGCCCGACCCGTATTTATTTACTATCTGGCTCAGGTGCTCAAGCTATCTCCACTAAAGATGTAGACCGGATAATTGCACAAGAAACGAACAATATTAGATTGTTTGCCTTTACTGAAAAAGGCCGTGAATTCCTTTGTGTTAGATCGGACACTGTTTGTTTTGTGTTTGAAGCTGAAACAGGAATATGGCATGAGCGTAAAACATACCCAGAAAACTCTTGGCAGTTTGTAGGTGCGACCGAGAATGCCAGCGGTACAGGTTCGGTAATGATTGGCGCAGAATTTAAAGAAACTTCAATCGGTCGTTTGTTTACTGGTAGCGGTGTTCATAATCCAGTGCTAGGAACTGAGGTGGCATCGCCAAACAATGAATCAAATGAATCAGGTATAGTTAACCGCGAAATGATCAGCTCACCATTCAATGGTAAGAATGACAAGATTATACTGGCTGAATTACAACCTCAATGTGAAGTGGATTTTTCAATGCCTGATTCTGGTTGGTCTAAACCTGAAATCAATATCAGCGTTTCATATGACTTTGGCAATACGTTTGAAAAAGAGCGTAGCTTGAATATTGGTTCTATTGGTGACTACAAAGCAACGACTAGATTTTTCAATTTTGGCTACGTAACTCAGGCTTTTACTGTAAAACTTAGAGCAATGAACCCTTACCCTACACGAGTGCTAACCTTATTGGCTCGAACTGAAAAGGGTTATAGCTAATGCAGAATATTAAGCAAACTGCTATTACTCAAACCCAGATAGGACAATTGGTAGCAGGTGAGACAAAACCCCAGGATTCATGGTCATTTATATTCTGGCTAAAGGCGCTACAGGATGACAACCTAAAACTGCCAAGCGTGTATAATATTGCAGACTGTAAGATTGTTAGTGGTAATGCTACTTTCCCGCCACTGCCTACTGAAAAAATAGGATTGTTATTTTTAACATCCGGTACTTACGAGGCTGCCGTTGTTGGTGGCTTGGACAAATGGCGCAGGTTATACGATGGCACAGCATTCGACCCAGCGACAAATATACCTTAACAGGGGTAAAACATGAGCAGCCAACTAACAGAAGACCAAATAAAAGAAATCATAAGCACGGCTCATTCTTTGTTTAAAGAGGGTGTATTCTCAAAATCCAAAGTTAATTTGGAAAAGGGGATATATTACCTACTAAAAACAATAAGAGAGGGTTTTTGTTATTATGATGGCGAGTGCTTGTTTGTTGGTAAGCTGGTAAATAGCTGGTACACAGACGACATTCACGCGAGTGACTTTTTAATTTACACAAAAAAAGAAAGTCGAGGGAAAGGATTGGCCAAAAAGGCTGCGCAAGAATTTATAGAATGGGCTAAAGGGAAAAACGCAGTCTCAATAAAGATAGCTAGAAGCTCTGGAATTAATGAAGAGTCATTTAATAAAATGGCAAAAGACTTAAACCTAACAAAAGTAGGGGATATATACCATGTGTGATGAAAGCGATGCGAAAGATGCGGCGAAAACTATATCAACAGGGGGTCTCGACAAAGTTGGCGAGGCTATTTATGAAAAACAAAAAAAACCTGTTTCTGACGCATGGGGTGAATTAACTGGTGAGGATGAAGAGAAGGCCCTTAAAGAGCAGATAGCCAAACAAGAAGCCGCCCAGCTTGCCCAGCTTGAATTTCTCAAGGAGCAGTACGGAGATATAACCGAGGGCTTAAAACCATATCGAGAGGCAGGTGAAACATTCTTACCTCAATTGCAGGAAATGCTAAGCCCAGAGGCGCGTGAAGACTTTATTGCTAACTACCTTCAAGGCGGCGAGTACCAGCAACTACAAGAGCAGGCATCTAACCAGCTTCTACAATCTGCGGCGGCTACTAAGGGCTTAGGCGCTAGTGGCACTCAAGATCGATTAGCACGCCAGACCTTGCAAATGGGCAGTCAATTAGGTGGTAATGCTTACAATCAAGCATTAGGCAATCTAACCACTGGTACAAACTTAGGTTTGGGTACCTTTGGCACTCAATTACAGGCTCAAGGTCAATTAAACCAAGGTATGCAGCAAGGCCTTGGAAACTTAGCTCAATTAGGCATTGGCCGCGCTAGTATCGGTCAAGGTGGCTTAATGGCAGACCTGACACCATTTATTCAAACTGGCGCAGCCATTTACGGCGCTTCTTAGGAGTTATTATGGCTATCCCATCAGCACTAGAAATAGCACGATTAGGCGAAATGCAACGGGCAAATAGTCCGCTTGCTCAACTTGGTCAATTGGTTCAAGGTGGCTTCAATGCTTACCAGCAAGGCGCAGCTAACAAAGAGCGCCGACAAGCTGCACAGCAGGCTAAAACAGGCCAAGCTAAATCAGCGAACTTTATCCGCCTAGCGGTTGAAAACCCAGAAGAGCAAGAGAAATACATGCTTAATGCTTACGAGGCAGACCCTGAGTTTTTTACGGGCTTCATGCAAGCGAATAAGCTTAAATCAGAAGGTATGCAGTCAAAAGAGCGCGGTGAAGGCGCTTTGGTGTGGGATTCAAAAACATCAAGCTATAGTATTGACCCTGTTGCAAAAGAATACCTAGAGGGCAAGGCAAGAGCCAAAGCCCAAGAAGGTGGAAAGCTTGGCGTTAAAGACATCCAAGGTATTAATAAGGATGTTACAGCCCTCACAAAAGATGTTGGCGGCATAACAAAAGCAGCAAGCACTCTTGAGTCGCTTAAAGATTCAAGCAGCCCCGCAGCTAAGCTGGCGGCTGTATTTGCATTTATGAAGTCCATAGACCCCACGTCAGTAGTTCGCGAGTCAGAGCAAGGGCAGGTCTATTCAGCCCAAGGTGCAGCAAAACAATTAACAGGCAAGTTAAATTCGCTACTTGGTGAGGGTGAATTATCTGACGATGGTTTTGAGGATCTTGTTAATACTGCATATGTCATGGCCAACTCAGCCATTGACTCATCTTCCAATGAGATTGATAACTATCTTGGTGTTTATGGGGATACCCTACCGGAAGATATTAAAGGCCGAATAAAAAGTCGTGTACCAAAAAAATTCAACAAAAAACAAGAGCAAGGATCAGGCGCACCTCAGGCTGCAATTGATTACCTAAAAAGCAATCCTGATGCAGCTAGCGCATTTAAAGCTAAATACGGCTACCTACCAGAGGGCATGTAATGGCTAATGTATTTGATCAATTTGATGAAGTTAAGACTGAATCAAACCCTTTTGATCAGTTTGACGAAATAGAAGAGCCAAAAAAGAAAAGCGGCTTTTTTTCTGACCTTGCAAAGCTAGCAGATTCCGACCCTGTTATAGGGGGTGCTGAAAACCTTTTGTCTATCTTAAGTGGTTCTATTTCCGATGCTGCGGCTGGCTTATCTGGCTTAGTTGGTGGCGGCAATGTTGATGAAAGGTCTCAGCGTATTGCTAATATAAAAGAAGGTGGAACGTATCAGCCAAGATCGGCATCAGGCGCAGACGTTCAATCAGGTCTAGGTGAGGCATTGCAGCCAGTTGGCGAGGCCATGACAGCAACTGAGCGATTTCTAGGTGATACAACCTTAGATGTTACTGGTAGTCCAGCAGCGGCAGCGGCAGCGGCAACACTACCAACAGCAACCCTTGAACTTCTTGGGCTGAAAGGCACTAGAGGGCTTAAAAAGGTAACACCAGAGAACGTAATACCGGAGGCTGAGCCTACTCTAAAAGAAACAGGAATCAGGTCTACAGTTGGTGAGGCCACTCAAGACCTTGGCCAGCAAAAGTCAGAGCAATTTCTTTTAGAGCAGTCCAGTGAAGGCGGCGACCAGCTTCGAGGTTATAAGCTTGCTCAGTCTAGAGAGATTCGAGATTACCTTGAAGGTGTTAAGCCAGAAGAGGTGGATAATGTCGGGCAGTCTGTTCAGGACGCTATTAGGCTTAGAAAGAATAGTTCTAAATACAAACGAAAGCTTGCCTATGACAAGCTTGCGGACCTAACAAAAGACATAGATGTAAGACTTGATACCAATACTATTTACGAAGCTGGCTTTGCAGACCCTGCGGACTTTAGGGACTTCCGGTCAACCAACCCCCAGCAAGCAAAAGCAATAGAAGGTATTATTGCTGAATTCGGCCTAGATCTTAGCGACGAAGCATTAAAGGGCGCAGCTAAAGAAGGTATTGAGATACAAGAGTTGTCCGTATCAAATGCAGAGAGAATGCGTAAGCGATTGAATAATATAGAAAAATCAGACCCAACAGGAAATACCTCAAGGTTTACAGGCCCAATGAAAGACGCTCTTGATTCTGAATTTGATCTGGCATCAAAAGCCCTTCAAGAGAATGGTAATCCAGATATATCTAGAGCTGCTAAAGAGGCGCGTCAATCACACGCGGCACTAAAGACTGAGTTTGATGAAAAAGGCTTAACTAGCCAGCTTATAGATAATAAAAGTTATCAATCTAAATTGCCTAAAATAGAAGAGTCTCAGGTATATGCAAAGCTAGTGACAGACTCAACACCAATTGAAAGCTTTTCTCGTGTGATTAAATCCCTAGATAGGGCTGGCACAAGAGGCTCTAAGGCAAAAAACCAGATTAAAGCTCAAATGGTCATGGATTTAATTGATAGCGGCTTTAATGCTTCTACTCGTAAAATCAAAGGAGAGCGTGTATTTGGTGCTAATGCTTTTGCTAAGCGATTTGATAAGCTAGAGCCTAAGCTTAAGTCAATAATGACCGATACTGAGTTTAAACAGTTAAGCAAGTTAAGAAACGATGCAAATGACCTTGTACCACCTAGCGGGGCGATGCCAAAAGGATCGGCTGGATTCTTTATCGAGGCATTAAATAAAGCGGGTATAATGGGAATGATGAATGCAATACCTTATGCAGGGCCAGCAACAGCAGACTTCTTAACCAAGATTGGCAAGACCTCTCAGGATGCAAAGGCATTTGAACGAGCGGTTCAGTCAAGTCCGGAAATTAAAGACGCTATCAATTTACTATCAACCGATTACCCTTCTTTAGCTGTTGCGCTTGGCATACCGCTAGTAAGAGAAGACGAGGAAGAATAATGGCAAACCAAATAAAAGCTCCAATTAACTACCCAATCATAGCAGGCGGCAAGATCGTATCCGGTGGCTCTGTGTTATTTGGCCAGCCTAACGTTAAGCCGGACGAAGATAACCCTTCCACGCTTAAAGCTATCTATTTAGATGCTGCCTTATCTCAGCAAGCTGAAAACCCGCAAGGCATCAGCTCGGATGGTGTATTTGATCAATCCGATACTGGTATCTTATACGGACCCACTGATACGGTTTACTCAATTGTAATTCGTGGTGCTAATAAAAAAGAGCTTTCGTATATTCCTGAGTATGATTTAAGCGATGCCAATGCCGCACAAACCGCGCAAGATGCAGCGGCGGAGGCGGCTTCTTCTGAGGCTAACGCTATTGCAGCTAAGGATTTAACTGAGGCTTTATACACTGATTTTACTAATCGTTACTTTGGCGCTTATTCATCTAATCCAGCTGTAGATGATTTAGGAAATCCGCCAAACGAAGGGTCTATTTACTTCAATACTGTTTCTGATGTGTTTTTTACATGGAATGGCAGCGCATGGGTTAATTACTTCCCGTCTAATCCTAATGGTTTATTGGTTACTGCTACAGGCACAACTACACCTAGGGCTTTGTCTGATTGGGTTGGTGACGTGGTTAATGTTAAAGCCTTTGGTGCCATAGGGGATGGTGTCACAGATGAGTTAAGCGCATTTAACTCTGCCTCTGCATCATTTGATGAATTGACAATAGTTATCCCTAAAGGGGTGTATCTTCTATCATCACCTCCAATGCCTACATCCCCTAAAGTAACTTGGTTGGTACAAAGAGGTGCGAGTTTCGTAAATCCAAACTCGATCACGGCAGGTGTGAACCAGAAGATAGTGTCAGAAGGTAATTACGACTCAATTGAGAGCGACCCTGATTTTTATGAAGGTATATTTAATTATCTTGAGCACAATAGTGCCCTTACTGGGTATGGCAATCTTGGACTTCATGGTTCAGTGCAAACAGCTTGGAGAGAGGGTGCTGGGACTTCTGGCGCTGACATAGGTGTATCTGGCTTTGCTGTTAATAACAAGCTTAACCACACAGGTGGAGCTTGGGCGTTATATGGTACTGCTGTAAGAGAATCTGGAGTTACTGCTTCTTGTTTTGGTATGGAACTTGATATAGCCAACATGGGGGATACAAGAGCACTGTTTCCTTTTAATCCATTTAATGCTGGGCAGTCGCAAACGCTATGGCTTGGCTCAGGTGGTGAGATTTCAGAGACTGCGGAAGGTGTGAATCTTGGAACAGCATCTTGTGCTATAGGCATTATTAGCAACGACCCTGCTAAGAATGCAGACTTTGAAAAAGGCATTGTCTTCCATAATGAAGCGATAGCTGGCACTGATGGCGCAACAGGGGTAGGGGTAGCTGTTGCAATGGCAACAAGGCAATCATTGGCTTGGTATAATGCAGCTAACACAAAAGTCGGTGAGGTTCTTTCTACAAATACAGCGGGTTCTAATAAGCAGCGTGTAAACTTCTCAGAGTTTGGTTTAGACATAACAGACCTGAATACAGGTAATAGCCAGTTATTGGTAGAGAATACCCCTGCCGCTTCGTCAAAATTAATTGTAAGGGCTTCAGAAACAGACGAGCCAACTCTAGCTGTTGCAGGTTCATCAGCAAATATAGATGTGAAAATACAGCCAAAAGGTGATGGTAGGTTAAAATTACAATATACATCTCAAGCAGCTACAACACCTGCGAACTTTGTAGCAAATAGGTATCTTGAGATAAAAGATTCAACTGGTGCTGTTATGTACTTACCATTAATGACATCACCTTGGTAAGACAATGATAGCCACAAAAAACTTCAACCCAGCAGCAGACCCTAAACTACTATGCACATGCGGCCACAAGGAATGTGACCGCCGCAGCATAGATCAAGAGTCTCTAGATAAAGTCCAGTTAATCCGCAATGATTACGACTCACCTTTAATTATAACTTCAGGTGGCCGTTGTCCCAATCATCCTAATGAAGTTAAAAAGAAAAAGGCCGGAGATCACCAGCTATGTAAGGCCGTAGACGTTCGCTGTGATAATGTAATAATGGAAACAAAGCTAAAGGTATTAGCTGGTCGTCATGGCGCAACTAGAGTGGCAGGTGGCGCCTATTGTGGATTTGTTCACATAGCATGGACTGAAACAGACCGGAAAGACGTACCAACTTGGAATTACTGATGATTAAGCGCTTACTGATAACATGGCTTTTCTTGATTGGATTAACCATAGTGTTAGTATTCGCTTTATCTTGTGACCTAATTCACATAACCAAAACCAAACTAAGGGGTTTAAAATGCCGTTACTTTTTAAAATAGGCTCAGCAATAGGGATGTATTTCTTTAAAAAGCACGCTTTAGAGTTGGCTTTAGATGGGATTATTGAGGCAGCTGAAAAAGCTTCTCTAAGCACTGCAACTAAGCTTGATGATAAAGCCGTTGCTGCACTTAAAGAAGACCGTGATGCTATTCTACGGATTGCGCGTGACTTACTTTAATTAAGAATAAAACCTGAGATAGCAAACCCAAGCTAAAAAGAACGCCTGCAATATAAATTGCATAGTATCAGACCCTACGCTTGTTTTTGTTATTCTTGGGTATTCGCAACATATTAGGAATACCCCTCTTAGGACAACACCAATAATACCAAGCCAAAAAGCCACTGCCAAATATGTATCAATCCCCATTATCAACCCCTTTGTTTTTAGATAGCATTTTAATTTGAATATCCTTGCTCATATTATCCTTAGCAGCACTATGCAGCATGGACTCAGTAAGGTTTAGCCTTTCCTGTATTTCTTCTAATTCATCCGCTAAAGCTTTGCATTTAGCCTGCTCTAACTCAAACAACCCTTGAATACGCTTGGCCTCAGCTTCCCATTCCTTTGCGTAATTGTCTTTTGTAATCATGCGCCACTGGTGCTCATGAGTTTTACGATAATAAAGGGTAATTGGCTGCCCTTGTGTTCTACGATACATTAACATTATTTACTCTCCAATAATTCAGGGTTTTCGTAAATCGTGCCGACAATCTCGCCTAGGTCTTGCTCCATAATTAGGTCGTGAATAGTCTCAGTGCCATCATTGAATACAAGCTCCCACTCACCCCATCCGTTTTTATCAACCTTACCAATACCATGACCAGAAGCGCGAACCAAGTCCCCTTGGCACATCTCAGTGCCTTTGCCGTTCTGGTCTTTCAGTCCAGTGTATTGCATTAGTACTGGTTTGAAGCCAATAGCATACACCGAAGCACTTATGATCACTTGGCCGTCACTGTGCATCGTAAAATCGGTGCGCATCTTATGTCCATCCCACGCTCTAAACTTAATCTCTCGCATCTCAATCACTCCTTTTAATTAAATTATCCAAACACCTCAAGCGCTTCTTTCTCAAACTTAGCAGGCCAACCCCAGCTTTTAATAATCAGCTCACGCTCTTCTTTAGCGGCCATACTGTTAAGCTTAGCTTGGCGCTCTTGTTCAATCTTCTTTAGCTCATCAGCGCGAACTTTAGCTTGTAACGCCTCATTGTGCAGCTCTTCAAAGTAAATGGCGCTCTGACACACTGAGAAGCCTTTAAGCGCCATTCCATATAGCTCAGTATCAATAAATAACTGAGCTTCATGTGTTGCGCCTTCCATATTGTAATGATCACGGCATTCCTTGCTTAGATTAGCCGTTCTTAGTAGTACTGTTTGAATCATAATCTCACCTGTAAAAATTTAATTGTTTCTTGCCAAGGGTTAATCTCAACGCCTTGGGATTCTGCCCACTTACTAGCTACTAAAACTAGATTGTCGGTCATTTCAAAGAAAGGCAGTGACATTGAGTCATAAGCCTTATTTAGTGTTTCTCGTAGTGTCATTTAGCACTCCTGCTATTTAAAACCGCCCTAGCTTCTCTCGAATGTAGTTGGCGGGTGGAACATTCACCTCCTTACGAGTTGGCGATTCTTTAGTCTTCGTCAACTAATTCTGCGAAACTGTCGCAACATTCATGTAGAAAGTCATTTGCACAATCATCTAAGTGCTTTTCTTTTTCCTTGTCTGTTAGTGAATCCCAGTTTTCAGGTAAATCCCAGTAATCTACATGGTCACCATTAGCCCAACCAGTGTCTACTGTAACTTTAATCTGCTTACTCATATAAACCCCTTATTAGTTAAAAGTCGGCCAAGGGTTGCGCCTCAGCACGCCTAGTCTTTCCCAGTGTCAACGAATTTAAACAGTGGCCCCATGCCACTAACCAAATACTAGCCTAAACATTCAGCTTTGCAATTGGCCAAAACTTACAAAATAAAAATAAAGTTGGTAGTTTTTGCCACTGCTAAAATAAATGGATTGGCTAAAATCAGGGTGTAACTTAAACAAAGGGGATGAAACATGACAACAAACCAACCGCAAAAAACAGACTCAGCAGGCCTAGCTTATAAATATGGCTATCAGGCAGCAGCAGAAGGGCAAGAAAAGCAAAAACCATATAAAGATGAAACAAAAAACAAAGCATGGGTATCTGGATACAATCAATCTTGCAAAGATTTTGACATAAAATAACAAGGAGCCTCGAAAGGGGCTTAGGTGACTTATGACCGATAAACAAAAAATCCTAAAATGGTTTAAAACCCGCAAATACCTAACTTGTATGCAAGCCATACATAAATTAGGCGTGTATAACCTTAGAAGCCGCGTTTGTGAAATAGCAGGCATTAGCTCGGAAATGATAACAGTAACCCGTAGCGATGGCGTAGAGACGCGAGTAGCACGGTATTCGTTAAATACGTTAGAAAAGGATTGATGGTTATGAGCAAAAAGCGCGCTTACATGGTGCAAGATTGGTGTGAATTCTTTGAAAGATGGGAAGACTTAAAGTTGGATTTAATGACATTAAGGCAGGCGCAAAGATTAGTCATATCTCACGGTTCCTTTCTTAAAATGCGAATAGTAAAAAGGAGTACAAAATGAGTATTAAAGACTTACCACATGTAACAGTTGAGCAGGTATTAGTATTGCGTAAAGCTGCTATTGAGTTAGAGCAACAACTAGCCGACCTAAAAGCCGACAATGAAGAACTAAAGGCAAAATGGGAACAGGTACTCTGTGAAAATCTGGATTTATCGGCTGGCATAGCCGCCTTTAGGGCCAGTCTGCCAAAGGTGCGGGCGGATGCTGTTAATGGTTATCACTCAGAATTAATTGCGGCTACAAAATTTATTTTCCATCCCCATTTTGAGGGCGTGAAAGCAGTGTATTTTGGCAAACTGGAGCAAGACAATGAGTAAGCAAGTTATTATGAGCTGGGTTGATGTGGATATAGCACTACCAGATGAGTCGCACGATACTTTATTAGTATCTATTCTAAATCATGATGGCAAGCGGATAGTTGACACAGATGCGTTTTACATAGATGAAGGCGTGTTTAGATTCTGGGGGGAGGCTAATTCAGCTGTGGTTACCCACTGGATGCCACTACCCCTACCACCAACAGAGGAGGCGTGATTGTGAAATTTAAAGAGAAGCGCTGGGAAAGGTTTAGGGAAACCAATTATCTTGTAAGCACTCACGGAGAGATAGTTAATGGCAAGACAGGCCTTGAGAGGAAGCCCCAGAAGAAAAGTAACGGATACCAATCAGTAATGCTTTGGCAACATGGCAAATATAAGACCTTTTATATACACCGTATAGTGGCTGAATGCTTCTTGCCTGTTGATGAGAAAAAGGTTTTTGTTAATCATAAAGACGGTAATAAAAGTAATAATAACTTATCTAACCTAGAATGGTGTACAAGGTCTGAAAACGCAAAGCATGCATTTGAAACAGGCCTTCAAAGTCCAACTAGATTAAATGGCTGGGCTAACGGGAACTATAAAGGCCCTATAGTGGGGGTGAATATTAAGACAGGAGAGGAAGTAATAATGAGATCCCTACCTGATGTAGTTAATTACGGATTCACATCTTCAGGTGTCGGCAAGGTGTTAATGGGCATGTATAAGCAGCATAAAGGGCATGTATTTAAGAGGCATCCAAACAGCAGTAAACCTAATGCAGATATTGATTAAGGAGGGGTTGGTGTGA